GTCATACAGAGCAACCGAGTCATCTACAGATAAAAAGCCTTCGCCTTTTGCCATGGCTTTTAACATCTTATCGCGTTCGGAAGCAAGTTTCTTTGCGCTATAATCTTTAACGAGAGCGGCATTCGCGAGTCCGATAGCGGTCGCAAGCGTTTGGCGCCCACCGCGGAACGGTAAATCAGGAAACAAGTTGTTAACATAAGCTTTGACAGGAGCAGGTTGTAGTAAAGATATACCTCGAACCACTCCCATTTCAGTACCACCAAACCGGCGCGGATCCGCATTTTTAAAGAGCGCGTCATTGCTGGACCAATCCAGTTGTCCCACCAACTCATCAAACTGTTCTTGAGAAACCGGAACATCTGCTTTTTCAATCAGAGCCTTCAGGTTCGCGAGGAAGACTTGCTCCATCTCCTGTGCGGAGGGAAGTCTTTCAGCAGACGGAAGTTCACGCTCAAGGCTGTATTCGGTATCACCGGCTGCCAAGGCCTCTCGGAAAGATGCAGGCAGCCTGACGCACTGTTGTGAGCTAGGTTTGGTATCTTGCAGAATATCCAATACATTATCTAATGTAAAGTCAAACTGATAAAACTTGATTTCCCCTTGTTGTTCAAGGCCATCGCCCGATAGATTCTTGGTGCAAACGATGTATCGCATTGCATTTCCAAGAGGGTGATTAAACTGTGGTTTTGTCAAGTCGTTAACAAGATCCGTAAAACTACCTTCAACGTGAAGTGTTTTTTCTGCATACAACTTCAGACTAATGGGAATGTTGTCACCAGTGGTGAAATCAGCAATCGTTCCTGTGTTGGCGGGGATTTGCTTACCTTTCATTAAGGTAGCTAAGAACGACTCAAAGCTAAAACCTGCCGATGAAGCATTAAAGTTGGTAATAACCTTTGTCAATGTCTTATAAAAAACCAAGTAAGAAAGTACTTTTTGAATGAGTTCTGCTCGATCATCTGTAGCAGCGTTGAGTTCTTGGGCTCCGTTCTCATAAAAACTTTCCAGAGAGGCAATCTGTTGTGGTAAGTCATCACCGCGAATGTTACTTAAATAGTTTTCAAGCAACTGGCGTTGGGGCCCAGCAATCTGTTTGCCAGCTTCGTCAGTAGAAACATCAGACCACCCAATCTCTGACACAGCAATATCTGGAATCATTGTGAGAGTCATGGTTTGTGGAGATTCGGAGCGCTCCTCAATCACCTCGGGGGTTGTAAAACTATGAGGTTCGACTGGTGTGCTCATTATTTCCTCAATCATCTCGATAATGAGATTGGGAGTAATGGTCAGTTTCTTCTCGTACTCTTCTTTTAAAATCTTATGTAAATCTGACATGGGTTTTCCTATACGATGACATCGGCGATACCATACTCGACCGCTTCTTCTGCTGATAAATAGATGTTTACCTTACGTTCCAGCATTTTTTTAATCTTAGTCTCGGTCAATTTTGTTTCTGAAACCAAGCAATCGATGTACATCTGCTGGAGGTTTTCGATAGCGTCCATCTCGTTAAGCATATTGTGCAAGCTACCTGCGTTACCGCCCATTACAGAGTGAATCATTACGCGACAGTTTTTGCCAATATAGCGGCGACCCTTGGTGCCGGCCGCCAGAATCAAAACACCAGCCGACATAACTTTTCCTAAGCCGACAGTGTGAATCTCTGTTTCCCTACGGACCACCCGCATTAAATCATATAATGCAAACATATCGTCGGCGTTTCCACCATAAGTAGAAAGATAGAATAAGATGGGGCGCTGCTTTTTGGGATCAGCCTCCATCGCATTAAGCTCGTTGAGATAAAGAAGCGCATGGCTAATCTCGGCAATTTTGTCGGCTTCAACTTCACTAAAAAGGCCAATTGTTCGCAAGTCAGGCTCGCGTCTGGGAAGCAGTGCTGCTAGTGCTTCAGCGTCTGCTTCTTCGCTATTCAAAAGTTGTTTGAGTTTTTTAATCATACTAAGAAGTCCCCTTTCTTATTTTAATCACTTCTGTAAATAGGTCGTCACTATTACATTCTTATTAGATTCCAAATATTTCATTGCTGATTCCCAGTCATCATAGGGAACAACTTGTTTAAAAAAGTCTGGATGAAGTTCCAATAATCCTGAAATGGATTTACTTTTAAAGGCCGATATTTCTTCTTCTAAATTGTTTTTGTAGATCTCTATGTTTCGTTCGGAAGTTTCTCTTTTCTTCAAATCTTGTAGACATAGGTATCGCGACCGTTCAAAGTTCTCTAAGGCTCTTGTCAACAAAAACAGACTTACCAAGTTAGAAAGCTGTAGAAGCTGGATGCTCACACGAGTGGCTCGGATGTAGTAAAGCATCTTACACGTCACGTACCCAAACACAAACATCAAGACCATTATTGTATAGTTCATAATCTACCTAAAAAAATAACCATCGACACGCATGGGCCGATGGTTATATTTTAACACTCTCGTATTACTTTGTCAATTACTTTGTTAGTCTTTTCATAATGCGTTCGGCTAGCTCATCGACCATTTGAGCTTGCTTGTTCTCTTGCTGAAGACGAGCAGCGACACGTTTTGTGATTTCTGCTACCATGTCCTCGTCATCTTCTTGAAGGTCTTGGAGGGTTATTTCCTCCTCTTCTTCCATCACGTCCTCAACGGCGCCAATTTCGAGTTCTTCACCTCCTTCGGGGGCCCCTCCAGGGAGATCGCCCATTGGCTCCATTACATCTAATTCTGCATCTACTTCTACTGCACCAACGTCGTCACCCATATCGCCAGATTCCTCAACATCAACCTCAATACCGAGAACTTCTTGAGCAACTGCTGCTACTTGAGTCATAAATTCGGCAAACTTAGCTTCAACGTCTCCGTCTGCGGCGGGAGCGTCCATGGGCTCGGCGGCCAATTCGTCATCAGCTACCGCAAGGTCACCTTCCAGATCATCGATCTCGTCGCCCTCTCGGTCAGCTTCAGCATCCATATCAGAAAGCTCTCGGCCTTCGGCCTCACCTTCTTCTTCCTCTTCCCGGTCGCCATATGGCACACCCATTTCTTGGATTCTTTTTTCCCCTGCGGGACGCATATCAGCGAGCTTCATGAATCGGCGAAGTTCGCTCTCAGTTAACAAAGTCTTACGAGCCATTATAAAATCTCCTTGTTTATTTAAATAAACTCAACAATAAATAGTATTATAAATGCCAATGTGCCTAAAACTTAATAAGGTTTCTCTACAAGGTATTTTTTTAACTTAGCAAACGCCTTGCTTTCTATCTGCTTTACTCTTGCAAAAGAGATGTGCAAGCGGGCAGCTACCTCTCTCAAGGTCATAGGTTTTTGATCATTATTATAAATAGCCACTAATGTACAATTTTGGTCTTCTGGATAATCTACCCACATTTTGCATTCCTTTAAGTGGCACTTTATCTTATGCTTTTCGCATGTCCGGGCGCAAGGGGTGAGTCCATCGGTTTTCTTATTCATAGGTCTGGGTGTTCCTGTTCTATTAGATCAAATATATTTTCTATATCGTCATCGTTAAATCCAAGACCGTCCATAGCCTGTTCTCCCTGATCTCGTAAACGGCGAGATTTCTTTTTAAGTCTCGGAGATTGCTCTTTCACTTCATCAATGTATTGCTGGAGGACTGGATCGTCGTTTATATATCCGGTTATAATAGTTCGGAAAAACTGACCTTGTTTAAATCCATCGTGCTTCAGCTTCAACACGAGCTTGGCATGTCGATGTTCATTGTCTGTGAACACCACTCGCTTATTCAGTTTTCCGTAGTCTATTTCGTCGCTCATAATGGCGTCTCGCAGACACGCAGCATAGTTCCTACTGCCATGCCGATTACGATTAAAATCAGTAAATGTTTTCCTATTTCAGCTAACATCTCATATACTTCTTTTTTAGTAATCGGAGGCATTACCACGTTCTCCCAAGAATATGGGTATGACTCTCACTTAGTCCTGATGTAGTCTGCCTTACAAATTGTGCTTTTGCTTGAAGTTCTGTTAAAGTTCTTGCTCCCGAATAACTGAAGCCAGAGCGAATTCCTCTTTCCAGGTATTCTAAAATTTTAGAGACTGGGCCGCGATAGGGTACCTGGGTCGCTACTCCTTCAAACGAAGAGTATTTGCCGTGCCAATCTATTTGAGCTTCCTTGCTGGCCATTCCTCGATAGGATTTCCATCGTCGCCCATCAGGATCACTAAACGTGCTTCCTGTC